AACACAAAAGATACAGCAGGATTATTATTATCACCTACAGATTGGTATGTAGTACGTAAAGCAGAGGCAACGACAGCTATCCCAACAGATATAACGACCTATCGTACTGCGGTAAGAACAGCTTGTGCTAACATAGAAACTTCTATAACAAATGCCGCTGACCATGCGGCTTTTATGGCATTGTGGAATGTTCCAGTAGATAGTGATGGCAATGCTACTGGCAATGCTCCAATAGATAACTGGCCTGACCCACTGGACTAATAAATGTCATTTTCCGTACTTGCATTCTCTCAAGAACCTTTTGCTTCTTTTAAGGTTGCACAAGTTGTAGATGCAGGGGCGAGTGTATCAGCTTCAGCTAGTGTATCTGGAGCGGCTTTACGGGTACGAAATGCGGACGCAAGCATTTCAGGTGCGGGTTCGGGAACAAGTTCTGCAACAGCAACAATACTTGCACAGGCAAGTATCTCCGCATCAGGAACATCTAGTGCATTAGGACTAGGACTACTTCAGGGTGAAGTAGCAATATCAGGGCAGGCTAACGCAACCACTGCTCCTGCTATGATTGGAATAGGCAGTGGAGCGGTAAGTGGGCAGGGAGCATCCACTGCGACAGCCTTAGGATTACTTAAAGGTGCAGTAGCGATATCAGGACAGGCTACTGTAGCCACCAGCCCTGCCATGATTGGAATAGGCAGTGGAGCGGTAAGTGGACAGGGAGCGTCTACTGCAACAGGATTGGGAATACTTCAGGGTGAAGTATCAATATCAGGGCAGGCAACCACAGCTACCAATCCTGTAACAATCGGGATAGGTAGTGGAGCATCAAACGGGCAGGGAACAACAACAGCAGGAGTTGTTAGGGTACGTAATGCAAGTGCTAGCGTATCAGGGGCAGGAACACAGTCCAGTTCTGCAGCAGGTATATTAGTTGCAGTATCCAGCATATCTGCATCTGGACAAGCCACTTCTACTGGTACACTTCGTGCTATAGCTAACGCAACTGCAACAGCGTCAGGTACATCAAGTTCTGTTGGAACATTAGAAGCTCCTGTAGGGGCATCTATATCAGGACAGGCTACTATCTCTGGAACAGGTCTGCGAGTAGCGGATGTAGTATCTAGTATCACAGGACAGGGCAGTGTAAGTTCTAATGGTTCTTTAGTAGCTAAAGCAGTAGGCTCTGTAACAGGACAAGCAAGTGTATCTGTTGTTGGTGTAAAAGTACGAGATGCTGGTTCTTCTGTAGCAGGCGCAGGCTCAGTATCAGCAACAGTTTTAAAGATAAGAGACGCAAGTTCGTCTGTATCTGGACAAGGAAACATAAGTGGTGCAGCTACTCGTCTAACAGATGTTACAGCCAGTGCAAGTGGAACAGCATCAGTATCTATATTCGTTACTTTACCCGCAACAGCCACAGCAACAGGAATAGGAATAGTATCTGCAACAGAATTTTTATCATTTAGATTTGTTGCTAGTGAGTATGAAAGAAGTAGAGCGGTGTATGTTCCACAAGAAACATTGAGAAGAGTTGCTATACCTCAAGAAAAAGCACGTATAGTTTACGCACCTCAAGAATTACAGAGATTAGCAAAGGTAGCATGACATGGCATTAAGATGGCCTGATAAAGACCCCGACGAATCCTTAGACTACACGGTAGATTGGTCACGATTTTTAGATACTTTGACTATATCTTCAGTTGTTTGGAAGTTCATTCAAACAGATGGCACAGAGTCCTCTGCACTTTCTACATCTAGTACATTCAACGGCATAAGTGTTAACAGTATCTCTAATACAAGCAGTACGGCAACAATCGTGCTAGATGGTGGCACAGCAAATATAGATAACAAACTTGTTTGTCAAATTACTACAAGTAACTCTGCAAAGACTAGCGCGCCTATTGTTACCAAACGCATTATACACTTACGAGTTAGGGAACGTAGTTAATGGCATACAATTATTTAGATTTAGTGAATATAGTGGCTCGTAGGTTAAATGAATCAGAACTTACATCAACTAATTTTTCAACTGCAAAAGCATTTTATGCTACAATAAAAGATTCTGTAAATACGTCTATACGAGACATAAATCAATACTATTCTTATTTTCCATTTAATCACAACAAGCAGGAAGAGGTGTTGGTTGCGGGAGAAACTAGGTATGTGTTTCCTGCAGAAGCAAAGTACGTAGATTTTGATACTTTTAGAATAAAGCGTAATACAACTCTAGACTTAGGGGAAGCTAGGTCGCTACGTAAGATAGCATACGACGAGTATATCAGCACTTACGTAGACCAAGAAGACGAAACAGATGCAACTCAGGGTGGAGTACCAGAATTTGTTTTTCGTAGTCAGAGTGAGGAGTACGGATTAGTACCGTTCCCTGACAAAGCTTACACACTTGAGTACGAATACTTTATGCATCCAGTAGATTTAATCTTGTTTGACGATGTACCTACCATACCCGAAGCATACAAACATGTCATAATCGATGGGGCTATGTACTACTGTTATCTATTTAGAGACAACATAGAAATGACAGCCTTGTCTAAAAGCAAGTTTGAAGAGGGTATGAAGAACATGCGTAAACTACTTGTAAACGAACACTTATATATGAGGGCTATATAATGCCTGACCGTTGGCAAACCTATCCGTTAGAATTTGCAGGAGGACTGATAAGCAACCTCAGTCCTTTACAACACGGAATAACTGCCCCCGGTTCTGCTAGAAATTTAATAAATTTTGAGCCATCAACTGATGGTGGTTATCGCAGAATAGAAGGATTTGAAAAGTACAACACTAACGCTGTCACAGGACAGAATAATATACTGGGTGTTGTGCTGTATAAAGACAGAGCTATCGTTGCTCGTGACCAATCAGGGGGCAACCCTAAACTTTTTGCAGGAGCTACCACGGGCGCGTACACAGATTTATCTACAAGTTTAACGCTGGGAGCTAGTACAAGTCGCGTGAGGTTTGTTAGGTATAATTTTACAGGTTCTGATAAACTATACATTGTAGACGGAATAGGTTATCCTTTAATTCTTAATGGTTTGGCCGCTAGTGATTTAAGTCAATTATCAAGTCCTTCTGATATAGAAGGAGCAAGTCACGTAGCTCAATTTAAAGACCACATATTTCTAAGTAAGGGAGAAAACCTCATATACTCCGCACCCTTCCTAGATACTGACTTTACATCAGCATCAGGTGGCGGTATAATTAACGTAGGAAGTGATATTACTGCTATAGTACCATTTCGCGAACAACTTATTATATTCTCAGAATCTAAGATAAACAGACTAGTAGGTAGCAGTCAGGGCGACTTTAAAATGCAACCCATAGCGGATGATATAGGGTGTTTGTCGGGAGATACTGTACAGGAAATATCTGGAGATATTATTTTCTTAGGACCTGATGGATTACGTACACTAGCAGGCACAGAGAAAAATCAAGACTTTAATCTTGGGGCTATAAGTAAACCTATACAAAAACAAATAGTAGATTTAACTAGCTCCAACTCATCCTTCTCATCTGTTGTTATAAGAGAAAAATCACAGTATAGGATATTTGGATTTAACACCAATACTACAGAAAGTTCTTCTAAGGGTATCATAGGAACTCAACTACAAACCGCACAGGGTATGGGTATAAACTGGGCAGAGACAACAGGAATAAAAGCGTATGTTGCAGACTCTGTATATGTTGGAAAAGTAGAGACTGTTTTATTTGCAAACAACGATGGGTACGTTTACAAAATGGAGAGTGGTAACAGTTTTGATGGAGATAGCATAACTGCTAGTTTTTCTACTCCATACTTTCCCATAACAGACCCGCGAACAAGGAAAACAATATACAGAGCATCTGTTTACACAGAACCTCAGGGAAGTATAAATCTTGATTTTAATTTAAAATACGATTTAAGCGCAGAGGGAGTTATAGAACCTGAAACAATAACATTAAGTAACGCATCTGCTTCAGGGGGTGTGTTTGTATTCGGGAACTCCAGTTCTGTATTAGCACACGGAGCAGAAATAAATAATAACGGGGGGTACTCTGCAGGAGTTACCAGCATGGCTGTAGATAACCTATCAACTAACGACATTGTATCAGGAGATACTTTTCAAATTCTTGTAGGGGATTCTTCATCAGCAAATTTTAAGAAGACATACACACTGTCTTCTACTCCATCAATATCAAACAACGCAACCACACTGTCATTTTCTCCTGCACTAGCGGCAAACGTGGTAGATAATACTACAGATAATAGTACAAATCCCCCTAGTAATGTTATGTATAAGGACGCATCTATAATATTTTTGACAGTTAATCTAGAGGACGCAACATCAACTTTTAGCGGAGAAAGTTTACAATCGATATTTGACACACAAACTCAAGGTTCAGGATTTACAGTGTCACTACAGTTTGAATCAAGTGGCACAACTCCACCCTTTGCGATGGACGCGGCAGTTTTAGAATACGGGCAGTACGGAAGAAGGTAAAAAATGGGAACAGGTTACACACGAAACGATACGGCTAACAACATAGCAGATGGTAACGTTATTAATGCAGCCCCTCTAGACGGAGAGTTTGATGCACTAGTTAGTGCTTTTGCCGCATCTACAGGGCATAGTCACGACGGTACAAGTGCAGAGGGAGGTCCTGTAAGCAAGATAGGACCGTCAGGACAACTAGAACAAACGTCAGCCGCACTAGTGCCTAGCTCTGACAACGCTTTGGATTTAGGTACAAGTAGTGCAGAGTTTAAAGATTTATACCTTGACGGTGTTGCCTACATCGACAAACTAACAGTTGCGGCATCTGATGGGAGTGCGGATGGGATAGGCTCACATCTAGAACCTACAGCTACAGCCACGTACAACTTAGGCTCATCTACCTACGCATTCAACACAGCTTTCCTAACTGCCCTAAATGTTCGCAAGAGTGACGCTCCAGTAGTCACCCTAACAAACCTATCCACAGATATGACTGCTACAGAGATTGTAGGGTCTATTATATGGGAAAGCTTAGATACACAGCAGTCTGGTGTTGACCTAGCACAGATAGATGCGGTGATTGTTGATACTCTAGATGACGCGGGCGGTGACCAAGTAAGTCTTACGTTTAAGACAGGCAACGCTGAATCTCTTACTCTTGCTCTAACACTGCAGGGGGATGACATCATTGCTCCTGATGATATAGGATTGCAATCAGACGCATCTGTATTATCCTTTGGCGCAGATAGCGAAGTTAGTCTAACACATGTTCATAACACAGGGTTGTTGTTGAACAGCACTATGGCTATCCAATTTAATGATGCTAGCCAATTTATAAATGCTCCTGATGCTACCACGCTAGATATTAACGCTACTGATGAGGTAGAAGTGAATGCTACCCTCATGGATGTCAACGCTAATCTAGATGTTTCTGGTACGTATACAGGTGCTGGTTTAATGACCACAGGGGGTAACATAGTCATACCTGACGCTGGTCAAATAGGTTCTGCATCTGATACAAATGCTATTACCATCAGTTCAGGTGGTGTTGTTGCTGTGACAGCTACTACTGCAAACACAGATGCTACTGACGGTGCGCTTACTGTTGCTGGTGGAGCAAGTGTTGCCGCAGATTTATCTGTAGGGGATGACCTAAGACTTGCTTCAGACGGTTCTATATTAAGTTTTGGCTCAGATGGTGAGGTTAAATTTACTCACGTTCATAACACAGGATTACAAGTAACAGGTAATCTTGTAATGATGGGAACAACAAGTGCGGCAGGGTCTATACAGTTTAGAGAGGACGCTGATAACGGCACAAATGCTGTTACTTTAATAGCTCCTGCATCTACAGCAGACGTTACTCTTACCCTACCTTCAACTGCAGGAACAATAGCTCTTACTAGTGATATTGGTACTAGTGGTATATCATCAGGAAATTTAGCCACGTTCGGCAGTGGTGTAGTTGATGATGATTTTCTACGTGTAGACGGAACTACCATAGAAGGAAGAAGTGCCTCTGAGGTGTTGTCAGACATAGGAGCTATTACAGCTAGTAGCACTGATACTCTTACTAACAAGAGTCTGACTGCTCCTGTTCTTACAGGGTCTTCATCTGCGGCAGGGTCTATCCTATTTAAAGAAGATACGGATAACGGTACGAATGCTGTAACTCTCATAGGTCCAGCAGCCACTACAGATGTCACTCTAACCCTACCGAATGTTACAGCAAGCACGTCATTAACAGCATTAAATTTAGCACAAGAATATTCAGCAACTCAAAATTTTGATGAACAACCTTTAAGTGATGGAGCTACAATTGCTTGGGATGCAAGCCTTAATCAAGTTGCAAGAGTAGAAATAACTGCTAACAGAGCTTTAGGACAGGCTACTAATCAAGTTCAGGGGGGTGTTTATATTCTAACCGTCATACAAGATAGTAGTGGTGGTCACACCTTGAGTTATCATACCACATACAAGTTTAGTGAATCAGTTCCAGTTGTAACATCTACCGCAAATGCTAGAAGTATCCTAGTATTTTTAAGTGACGGAACTAATATGTATGAAATAGGTCGTTCTTTAAACCCTAGTGTGACGAGTTAATCATGGAACTTGACGCAATGCTCTTCTGGAACATCATCTTAACAATGATTGTAGCACCAGCATTCTGGGCATTTCGTCAGATGTTTACAGAAGTAAAACGACTACAAATACTACTCAATAAAACTCGCGAAGACTACGCAACTAAGATGGAAGTGCGAGATGATATGGACAGGGTAATGGAAGCATTACACAGAGTAGAAGATAAATTAGACAGGGCATTGGATAGGAAATAAGCATGGCTATGTTCAAAGCATTTAAACCTAGTGGCATGGAAAAGATAGCACGTTCTATGGGTTATCAGGGTAACATGCAGGGCTTTCAAGATTATATGACACAAGACCCAATGCGTCAACAACGTATGCAACAGTTTACTAATCAAGCTATACAGATGGCACGTGGTGGTGTAGTGAAGATGCAAGAGGGTGGCACTACTGAATCAGCACCTGTAGAAGAAACAACACCAAAGTCACCAAGCATAGGCGACATCACTGTAGATAGAATGTCAACAGGTGCATTACCTGCTGGTGGTGTAACACAAGTAGCAACAACACCTATATCAGGCGACCAGTTACTTAGTACGGGTACTGGTACACTTGACCCAAGAGAAAGTATATCTACTGCTGTAGCAGATACAACACAAGCAGATGCTGTACAAGAAAAATCAGCAAATAAGATAGAGGCATCTCAATCTGCTGAAGGTGTAAAGACAGCACTAGATGCTACACAAGCTGCACAAGGAACTGTTGACCCAAGAGCAGAGGTAATAGCCGCACAACAAACAGTATCATCTGTCGGTGATTTAAACGCTGCCCAAGGTAATGCTATACTTATGAGCAATCCTGTACAACGTGAAATACAGGATGGTGAACTTATTAGTGGTGTAGCAGATGCAGAGAAAGCTGCTAAGTTTACTGAAGAAATACAAGCCGCACAAGCGACCCCAACAAAACAAGCTACTGTACAAGGCCAACTAGAAGGATTAATGCAAAACTTTGAAGGTGGTAATACACCTGCATGGGCATCAGGAGCAATGAGGGCGGCACAAGGTATGTTAGCTTCTCGTGGTTTAGGTGCATCTTCTGTTGCTGGACAGGCTGTAATACAAGCGACAATGGAATCAGCACTACCAATTGCACAAGCTGATGCATCTACTGTGGCACAGTTTGAATCACAGAACTTGACAAATAGACAGCAACGTGCTATGCTTGCGGCACAGCAACGTGCTACATTTATGGGCATGGAGTTTGACCAAGCATTTCAAGCTAGAGTACAAAATGCAGGACGCATAGCTGACGTAGCTAATATGAACTTTACTGCTGAACAACAGGTAGCACTAGAGAATAGCCGTATTGCTAATACAATGAACTTAGCTAACTTGTCTAACTCACAGGCAATGGTTATGGCAGAAGCTGCGGCATTGTCTCAGTTAGATATGGCTAACTTAAACAACAGACAACAGGCATCTGTACAGAACGCACAAAACTTTATGCAGATGGATATGCAGAACCTGTCTAATCAACAGCAGACAGAAATGTTTAAAGCACAGTCTCGTATACAGTCTTTGTTTACAGACCAAGCTGCAGAGAATGCTTCAAGACAGTTTAATGCTACATCTCAGAACCAGACAGACCAGTTCTTTGCTAATTTAACATCTGCTGTAAATCAATTTAACTCTTCACAAGCTAATGCTCAAAATCAATTTAATGCAGGTCAGGTAAATACAGTTGAAAGATTTAATCAGGAGATTGCAAATCAACGTGACCAGTTTAATGCACAAAATCAATTGGTGATAGCACAAGCTAATGCACAGTGGCGAAGACAAATAGCTACAGCAGATACTGCCTCAGTTAATCGTGCTAATGAAGTTAATGCTCAAGCAGTACTGGAAATATCTAGTGAAGCATACAATAATCTGTGGCAACATTATGCCGATACTATGGAGTGGGCATGGACATCTGCTGAAGGTGAACTAGATAGAAGAAACAAATTAGCAGTACAACAGTTAGAAAATGATGGTATAATAAAGCAAAGCGAAATAAATAAAGCGTCAACTAATGGTCAAGCATTTGGTAGTTTATTTACGGAACTAGGCAGTGCATTTATAACAAGTAGATTTGGTGGTTAATATGCAAACAAATAATGCAGAACTTTTATACAAGCAAGCTGAACGTGCATCAAGTATGCTTAAAAATAAACAATCTCCTACACCTAATACAGGTTTGTTATCACCTATGAGAAGTAGAAAACAAAACAACGACAGCATAAAAGATAACCCTGCATATAGGGCGATAGAAATATTTAATACACTAAATGCAAAACGTATGGAGATAAAGAATGGCTGAACCTATGTTTGATGCACCAATTCCGGGGCAGTCTCTGACAGCAGAACTTGGGGCTAGACCTTGGCAAAGTCCACCACAGTTTACTACAGTAGATGAGGCACTAGAATTTTATGTACCTCGCATGGCAAGTGATTCATTCTCTGAAAAACTAATAGATGTCATGGAGATGGGTATACCATTAACTACATTAGCTAATAGTATGCAGATGAATAGTGTAATGGAAGGTAAGCACAGTGTAGACGTAGGCATTATAATTATGCCAGTGCTAATAGAGATGATGAGATTGATAGGGGATTCAGCAGGTATTGAATATGATACAGGTATGGATAAGAAAGAAAAGACACGCTCTACATTAATTACTAAAGCATTAAATAAGTTACGTGATGAAGAAGCAAAGAGTGAAACATCTGAAGAGCCTGAACCAGAAGTAGTAGAAGAAACAACACCAGTTGAAGAAGAAGAGCCGAAGGGCTTGATGGCGAGGAGATAGAGTATGGCATTTTTAGGTGGTTTGTTTGGTGATATAAAGACATCTGATGTTTTAGTTGGTGCAGCAAAACGCGGTGCTGAGATACTAAAAGATGAGAGAGAAGAGGCTAATGAGACTGTAAGTCGTATGGCTGACTATCAAATAAAGAAAAATTATGAAGAGCAAGAAAGATTTCAGACAGAGTTAAGAGAAAACTTAGAAAAGATAAATGCTATAAAAGGTTATGTTGGTGGTAGCCTTGATGGTGCAGAATATATAGTAAGAACTTACGGTGTTGATGCTGGAGTAGAAGAAGCTAAGAACTTACAAGTCTTAATGGACAATGGTATGCAACCTAAATTTTTAAATGAGGGTAATCAAAATACTATTAATAACCTTGCATATACTGTAACACAACAACCTGCAATATTTAAAACAGGTACTAGAAAACAAGGTGGTATACTTGGTGCAATAGGTTTAGGTAGAGATTTAGGGGCAGAAGCGCAAGGAATAGTAGATAGGTCTACACAAGAACTAGCATTTGACGCACCTGATTTAGGTGCAATACCAACTATGGGTGGCGTAGATAGAACAGACTTTGGTATGCTTGCTGATTCAAAAGATGAAGCACAAAGACAGCTTAGACTTGCTATTGCTGCAGAAGAAAGAGGGGATGAAGAAGCTAGTAAAAAACATAAAGACAAAATGCAACAGCATATAAACATACACAATTTAATTAATGGTTCTAGTAGTAAAGGTCTTACGCCTTCTGGTGTACAGTCTAGTGCTAATGCTCTTGGGAGAATAGTAGGTGAAACTTCAGGATTATCTGTAACATATAAACAAGAAGGTAATAATATATTACTAAAATTTGAAGGGGAGAATGTAGAAAATCAACATAGATTAGCTATAGCCCAAAACACTCTTACACAAATATATGATAGAGCATTAAGAAATGGTATAAGTGCAGGAGATGCCTATACAGAAATTGCAAATATTGCAATTCAAAATCAACTGCCTAGTGTTAAAGACGATGGTGTTGGTGGGTTTACTATAACAGGGTCAGGTAAACTTATAGAAGAAGGTTTCATTGGTGGAATGGGTGCATTTGCACCACCAATACCACCACCATCAGCTAACGGTGATGGTAATAATAATAATAATGACTTAACTTTACAAGAAATAGAAGAGAAACTAACAGACCCTACACTGTCAATGGCTGATAGACAAACATTGGAGATAGAAAAAGAAGAATTATTAAAACAACAAAATACAGGCAGTGGTCAAATGGGTAGAAATAACTAGTATGAATAAAGAATCCTTATTAAAAGACAATCAGTTTATTAGAGATGCTAGAACTTTTTTAGCTGACAGAGGTGGCTATGAAAAAGAAGACCTAATTGATAGGGAAAATGTCTACGATAAATACATGGAACACTTTCGTTTTCAGAACGTGAATGAAGTGACAGCCATTAATGATATGTTGTATGCACAGAATACAGATGAGCAAGGTAAAGAACGTATGGCTCGTTTGATGGATACATATGATAGGATGGACAGCGACTTAGGATTAAAAGCCGCAGGTGATTATATAACTGGTGTGCTATCTGCTCCATCTACATACGCAGGTATTTTTACAGGTGGTGGTGCAAAAGTTGGTGCATTAGCTGCACAACAAGGTGTTAAGTTAGGTATAAGAGAAATACTAAAAAGAGGTGTAGCTGGTGAAGCATTACGTAAAGCTGCAACACAAGGTGCTGTTCGTGCTGGTGCAGTTGAAGGTGCAATAGGTGCAGGACAAGTCACTGCCCAAGAACAAGCACGTGTTGAAACAGGAATGCAAGAGGGTATTCGTGGTGGTGCTGTAGCATTAGGTGCAGTAGCTGGAGCAGTTCCGGGTGCAGTTTTTGGTGCTGGTCAACAAGTACAAAGAGCCATAGTAGAACAACAAGCAGAAGATGTACTACAAAAAAGTATAATAGAAAGCACTAGACAATTAAAGAGTGCAAATAAAACTGTAGTTAAAGAAGTTTTTGAAAATAAAACAACATCAGATACAGCAAAAAATATTTATGAAAATTTAAAAGAAACTAAACTAGCACTAAAAGAAACTATACCTGAAGAACTTGCTAAAGGTAAAGAATTAAAAGCAGAATTAGCACCAGATGATGTTGAGGTGTTAGGTTCTACTATGAACCCTGCTCCTAGATTACCACTAGAAGCTACAATAGAGGACATGAAACTACAAAACATAGCGGCTGTTGCAGCTAAGATTGTAGATGCTGTTCCAGATATTGCAGGAGAAGAAGGTACAGAAAGATTTACATCTAAGTTAGTTAGAGCATTAACTGGTGGTACTACTACCGTAAAAGACAAAGATGGAAATCTTATAAGTCAAAAGTTTGATGGCGATACATTAACTGCACTAGTTAAAAAGTATGGTGTGACATTAGAAGACATAGGTTCTTTGCTTGGGGCTGAAGCTAGTTCAGCAGGTTCACTATTAGGAACACTAGGTAGTCTTAAAAAGAAAGCAACTAAATTACAACTACAAGATTTTTCAAAGCAGTTAGATTCACTAGATAAAGCATTCATAGAAATGGGTGACATAGTAAATCCTGCACGTGAAGTTGTAGAAGAATTAGATGCACAACTGGGTAAATCTATTCCTAAAAAAGTAAATGATTTTTTTAATCTGGATAATATTAATAAAGCACGTATTGGATTAATGACAGTACAACTTGCAACAACTGCACGTAATATGACTAATGGTTACATGCGTAACTACATATATGCCTTTGATAATTTTGGTGCAGGAATGTACAATAAAGCATTTTCTGAATCTGTAGCAAAAAGAAAGTTAAAACAACGTGGCATATATACCCCAACGGATAAAGAAATAAAAGATGAAGCAGTTCGTGCTGTTAATTTAGGAAAGGCTCAACTACGAACTGCGTATGATTCAGTTTTATTTAAAGATTTAATGACTGTAACTTCAGCAGAAACTACAGCACTTGGAAAGCTAATGAAGAACCCTTTGTTTGGACAATCTGAACAAGCACAAAGGTTGTTTATGGAGATGGGAGATGTTGCTGACCACACCAAGATAGATAGTGGGTGGTTAAAGACTGCACGATTTTTAAATAAACTAAATACTAAATCTGATAATATGTTTAAACGTGCTATCTTATCACGAGAAATAGATAAGTCTATTCGTGCCGCAGGATATAAAGATGGTTTAAATGGGGTATTAAAAAGTGGTAGATTTGCAGAGATAGACCCTAAAGTAATAGCCGAAGGTATGGAGAAAGCACTAGACTTTACATATCAAACAGGAAAGTTTAAAGGTAAAGAAGGTTCATTTAACCAAGCTGCACAAGTTTTTATTGATGCCTCACAAACAAAACTAGGCTCAACCTTTGTGCCATTTCCTAGATATTTAGTAAATCAATTTAGATTCTTCTATGAACATGCACCTTTGTTAGGTATGGTTGATGCATTTGGCATATTAAATAAGTCAGACTTTGGGGATAGAGTAGGCAAGCAAATAGGTGGAGCAGTAATGCTTTCAAGTTTGTATGTCTTACGTGCAAATCATGGAGATGAAACCACAGGACCTTTTGAATATAAAAATCCATTTGGTGCTGGAATAGTAGATGCACAAGCATCCCTTGGTCCATTCTCTGCGTATGCATGGGCAGCAGATGCTATATATAAATTATCTAATCCAGATGCAGTTAACCCAATTACTATTAGAGAATTTACAAAGTCTTTAGGTGGTGGGCAATTTAGACCTACAGGTTTAGGTATTGTTGATGGACTGTTTGATACATATCAAAGAGGAATAGATGATGGAGAAACAGACCTAGTTATAAAAGAAATGGGTGCTAAATTTTTAGGTAACTATATGAATACATTTACTGTAGGAGCAGGTGTATTAAAGGATGTAGTTGCTACACTAGACCCAGAGTTTAGGGTTACTGCTGACAACACAGATATTAAATTCTGGCCTTACGTATTCAAACAAGCAACACGTTCCTTTCCACAGGCAGTAGATGAGAATAGTAATTTTTATGGATACTCTGGTGTAGGTCCTAAGAGAAGAGCCTTGCAAAGTCCTACTAGGTCTACAGGGCTAAGAACTATGAACCCATTTATGAGACAGCTAACTGGTCTTACTCAACGAGAGCAACGAAACTTAGCTGAACTGGAGTTTGATAGACTTGGCTTACAATGGACAGATGTTGCACCAAGAAAAGTAAAGTTTGACCCTGAACTAACAGGAGATGTCAGAGGTAAAATGGGTAGAATGGTAGAATCAGCTATAACAGATATGATTTTAAATGACCCTGAGTATAAAGGATTAGAAACAGCAACTGAAAAGCAACAACATTTAAAAAGTGCTTTAAGAGAATTAAAATCTGAGGCTAGGTCAAGAGTATTAAATATAGAACAAATAAGAGGTGCTTCAGTAGAAGAACAACAAAGACTTGCAAGAGCAAATTTTTATAATTATAGTTCTAATGATAGAGATTTAATCGCTATATACTATGAAAGAGATACAGGTAAAAAATTGAAAGATACAGACGACTACATGACGGCACTAGCTATAGGTAGGAAGTATCAGATTAAAAAATAAAAGGGGCAATTAAGCCCCTTCTTTTTTGTTCTAATTCTTGTTGACAATCACATACAGTATTGATTGCACCCATTGCAAATATGTAACATAACCACAGTACTGCTATACATGTTATAGTGTACAAAATTACCTTACCTATTATCTCCATCACCTTGTATAGCATTGCGTTGTTTCCTATCCTCTAGCTTGTCAAGGTTCTGTGTAGCAATAACAGATAAAGGTACGTCTAAGTCTTGTGCAAGTGTAGCACAGTACCATAATACATCCCCTATCTCAAAAGCTATGTCTATCTTCTTCTGCTCAAAGTCTTCTTGATTGTAACCATCACGTATTAACTTCTTTACCTTGTTGGCTATCTCACCTGCCTCACCTGCTAGTCCTAGTGCAGGATAAGTTATCCTATATGATTCAGGATAGATAGCATACGACTTTGCTTTCTTTTGATACTCGTTCAATTGCATGTTAGGATACTTCTCCTCTTTCCATTTAGCCATTTCATACTCAAGCCACTGCACTCTCTTGTCCTTTAAATGCTTTAATTACATCAGAAGAAAACAACTTCTGTAGATTTAGAAGATACATACGTGCCGCATTGTTATCACCACCAGATACAGACCTCTTGTAATCTAGGTTCTTAATAATTCTTTTTAAACTTTTCGTGTCAAATACCAGTGTAGCAAAGGTATCTTCCCCGATACATAGATTATGAAACCAGAAATCTGATTCCGTAGCGTTGATTCCACTTGGCTTACCATAGCATTCGTATTCAATGGCGATGTTACCTGTCTTCTGCCATACATCTCTTTCACTCTTAACCTCTATTTTTCCTTGCTGTAACATATCAGCAATCTGTTGTTCTCTAACTTCTCCATACGCTAAATCAATATCAAACTTCTTTCTGTCCTTAGTTTGTGGTTTCATTTGATTCACTGCTAGTCTCCTTTTCTAATGATTTAATTAATGTATTTGAAAAAGCACTCTCTGCCATAACTAACTGGTCTAAATCAAATCTTGCTTTTTCTATCCTAGCTCGTAAAGACTTTACTTGTGTTAATACATACAACTCTTTATCATCTAAATCTGATACGTCATACTCTGTATCGTTTACTTTAATTTTATTATCGTCTAACATTATTTATTTCTCCATCTATGTTTAAAGAATACAATTATATTTATTATTGTGTTTATTGATATAGCAGTAAGCATTGCTACTTCCCACCAATTAGCTACGTAATTTAAAACCATCCTAGCTTGACCCCATTATGTATAATAATGAAAAAGCAAGCAACCAGATGAGTGAGTACCCAAAAGGTACG